CTATATTACAGGCGATTTATCGTCTTTAACTTGGTTAAGTGTATGTGTAAGAACGCCGTGTACCGTTACGTCATTCAGAGCTTCCCCTTCTATCGCTTCACCATCTTGAGTGATCAGCGCGTGGCCCATTAGCTTCACGAACTGGTTTCTCCCGTCCATGCTAACCAGCAACGTATCCCCTCCTTCTGGCTTCAGACTGACGTTAATAACGGCCCAGCCGCATGAAGTTTCAATAACCCGGCAGTTGTTATCTACACCGCAGATAACATCTATCGTCATGCGCTGCTCCTGGTAATCCATGGCTGGCGATGGAAATCCCATTAGAAAACCCTCCCCATGTTACGCAGGATCCAGTATCGGTTCTCACTTCCGTTTGTCGTCTTATCGGCGAAGTCCGGCTGGTATCGCTCGATCCATGAATTTGCATCCGCTTGGCTGAAATGCCAGTGCCTCTCCTGCAGTTCAGCGATGAATTTGTCTGTATGCAGACAGAGATAGCCCTTCGGGTTTTGCTGTATGGCCGCAATAAAAGCAGCACGAATATCCGGTTGACGGGGCATGAACACACCCTCACTCACTTATTGACTGTATGCATATACAGTAGTATTTTTATAAAAACAGATCAAGCACAGGCAATTTTTCACTTATAAGAGGATCGGTATGTTTGTTGAACTGGTTTATGACAAGCGAAATGTTGAAGGGCTCCAGGGGGCCAGAGAGATCATCTTGGCCGAGCTAACAAAGCGAGTGCACCAGATTTTTCCTGATGCAGAAGTGAAGGTGAAGCCAATGCAGGCGAACGGCTTGAATAGTGATGCCAGCAAAAGCGATCGGGAAAAGTTGAACCGCATGCTGGAGGAGATGTTTGAAGAGGCCGATATGTGGCTAGTTTCTGAATTTCCGACAGTTCGCCAGGCTGGGCTCTAATATGGCCGGGCAGTGACAGTATTAGCTGACTGCCCGACCATGGCTGATTTATCCCACAGGAAATTTTTTATAAAGCGTGCATACTGCAACGTCATAAATTATCGCCACCTGCTTTCTGTCCACACCATTCGCTATCAACCGACCTGCCTGCGCCCATTGTTCCTCGGTGAGCTTCGGACGCCTGCCACCGATTCGCCCTTTCTCCCGCGCTGCAGCCAGACCCGCGCGGGTGCGCTCCACAATCAACTCCCTCTCCATTTCCGCCAGGGCTGACATGATATGAAAGATGAAGCGCCCCATCGGGCTTGATGTATCGATACTGTCCGTGAGGCTCTTAAAGTGGATACCGCGTTGCCGGAGTTCGTCCACCAGCAGCACCAGATTTCGCATGCTGCGCCCAAGGCGATCCAGCTTCCAGACCACCAGCGTATCCCCCTCATTCAATGCCCTAAGAAGCTTTTTGAGTGCTGGCCGGTTTGCCACTGTTCCGCTCATTTTTTCTTCGAAAATCTGTTCACATCCTGCGCGTTCGAGTGCTTGCCGCTGAAGATCAGTATTTTGGTCATTTGTTGACACCCTTACATAGCCAATTTGCATATTTTTCACCCAGTTATTTCTGCAAAAAAATCAGGTGAAGTTATCAGCCAGGCCGCTCATGAGCGATCTATAAAACGTCGGTTTAGGAGATAGCGTCACAGCCAACTTTGGAAGCCTCGAAATTGGAGCGAAGAAAGCCTCTTCTGCAAGCTTCGTTGATTTCCATTTTCTTGGCACTAACGACTATGACGCGCGAATCCTGTGCGGTGGTAATTCCAGTGGTGCCATGGGGAAAGGAGACTTTACATTTTACGCAGGGAGATACATTTTTATCGGCGATAGCTTTGAATTTCGTAATCCAATTACCTGCCAGAACAGCATAAGCGCATCAGCTAAAATCGCGACCAGTGCTGATATGGAATGCAAAACTAAAATTGCTGTTTTGGCCCCAACTGACAATCAGAATGCCCACGTATGGTTCTATGGCACAGGTGGGGCATCCAGGGGGGTTATTTATTCCGGGCAGACAGGAATCATTCAGATCCGTCCTGACAACAATGATAATGGAGGCTCCAACGGATACTCTTTTGCGTTTGGGGCTGATGGTAAGTTCACCTGCGTCACGATGAATCAGACTTCGGATGAACGAGTTAAATTCGACAAAGAACCCGTCAGTAACGCTCTGGAGAAGATCTGTTCCCTGACGGGGTATACGTTTGGCATTCAACTGACTGAATCGGAATCAATACGCAGCGCAGGTATTATCGCCCAGGAACTGGAGCGTGTTCTTCCTGTCGCGGTAAGTTCAGGCGGTACCGGCACAACGCAGAATGGAGAAGAGATTAACGATCTCAAAACCGTGGACTACAGTGCGATGAGCGCCCTGTATGTTGAGGCCATGAAGGAGCTGGCCAACCGGGTAGAAAGCATTAAGAGTGAGCTTGCTGAACTCAAAGCCCAATCCGCGATATAGTGTATTAGCTCAGACTTGACCTGACAGTTTGATCTGGCAACAGACTATCAAAGCTGACCGTCTGCTTTGAGCGATAAGCAGACGCTAACTCTAAGTGGCTAAAACTTATAGGATCTACAACACCTCTAAATCCTTAATACTGTTTATTATTTTTTGAGCGGTGATTTTGCCAATGCCTTTGATTTTAGTTAATTCATATTCATTCATGCTAGACAGTGCTCGTAAAGTATTTACTCCCTCACTCTTTAGTGAATCTGCTATTTTTTCACTTACTCCATTAACCAAGGTTAATTTGTTTGGCTCATCCAAATAGAATTTAAACCTCTCAAGCTTAGGGATATATGACGACATTACGTCAGCTATATTTGTTTCTCCATAAAAACGTAGCAGCCCCATTTCTATTCTTTTTTTAGACTCATTGCTTCCAGCATAAGCTAACGCTTGAGTCATCTTGTCATTAATTGATGCGCTTGATTCAAAAATTTCAAGTAAACCAATGGCGTAATCAACATACTCATCAGCATTAACTGGCCCAGCATCAGACGCTGAAGTAGCCCCTTTATCAAGAAAATCAAATGTACCACCTCTCAATTTTGGAATCCAAATACCATCTCTTGTAGATCCATATGCTGGGGGTGTCCCGTCACCTTTAAAAACTTCACCGTGTTTTTTCAAAACAAATATAGGGGTCCGTAGTTGGCATGTTGCATGGAATTGCATCCCCTCAATTATATCTTTGTTCTGCGCGGCAATATTTATATATTGTGCAGGGGCTTGTGCTGTATTTTCTAAATGCTTGCTATTCTCATTTCTTTTCGTCTTTCTAAAGATGAAGTCAAAAATACCCATTTTACTAATCCTGCATCAGATTTCTATTCAATATACGCCAAATGAAATACAGGTCAAATGCTACGCCTTACCGCCCATCTTCAATCTCAGCCAAATGTGCAATATCCGCTACTGGCACAGAGCGGAGTGTCAGCTTAAGTTAAGCCCTGAGCAGTAACAGTGCCAAATCAAGTTTGAGCTAATACAGATATAGCTTACTGAGCTGAAACCTTAGTGGCAGCCTGTTCTTCCAAAACCCTGACGCGGATTGCCAGCGCTTTGATTGCTGCTAGCGCATCGAGCAACATAGGGGTCTGATCAAGATGCAGTATGCCGCCTATTTCTTTCACGTATTCGGGATCAATCGTTTCAATCTGCTGTGATATTACCCCGCGTCGTGGGGTCTGCGTTTCATCGTCCTTAAAAGTGAAGTGTTTGAATTCCATCCGGCAGATATTTAACAACGCCGCTTCCAGATCGAGGTCATCGCCAATGTTTTTCATTGTTCTGTCAGATATCGCTGAAGTCATGATCTCCTTCCACGGGCTCCAGGCATTGGTGTTGTAACCCCTGAAAAAAAATCGTCCAGCATCAGTTTGGCTTGGATATGGCAAACAAAACTGCGTTAGCGCTACGTCGGCAACCGAGAAACCCTGCGCGCTGGTAACCGGAACGTTTATCCAGTCCCCGTTGTCCTTACGCCACTGGGCAACATACCTGATTGCGCCCTCTACCTTATCCCATGACACATCCAGGCTTGCTACAGTCAGCCCCTGAGACACATGATCGCTCTCAGTCACCACGATATTCTTCGGAGCAGACAGGACGCTTATCGGCGTGACGGTGATCGGGGGCGACTCGACCCGTACGCCGTCATCGATGTAACGATATTTGTTTGGATCGTGCTGAACGGCCGTAATAGTGAAACCGCCTGTGCTGTCGTCGTTAGCCACGATTGAGGTGACCCTGAAGTACTGTATTGCGAGGTTATCACTGTCTATTGCCCAGACAGCGCCCGTCACAGGAATCTGACTGAATGCCGTAGCCACCGTCACCGTTTTTTTATCGGCGCTCACCGCGCTGATTGTCCGCGTCTGGGCTTTTCCGTCGGGAAGGTTAACCACCAGCCGGTCTTTCGCCGCGTAGTCTATTTCTCGATCAAGGGTAATCTGGCGGCCGTTGACCGCGCTTATGCGGCCCCCGTTCTCCTTACCGGAACGGAAAGGATCGGCAACACCGATAATTTCAGCGGGCAAAGGGATATAACCATCCAGCCCCACGCCAAACGATACGGTCCCGTCTTTGGCATTGGAGAGCAATACCCAGCGACCGCGTCGGTGCGCTTCACTTTGCGAGGTGCAGCCGATTGCGGTCAGGGACGTCTGCCGGACGTCGTAACGTTCTACAAGCGCCGAATCATAGACCCCCTCAACGGTATCGCTGTAATGGTTCTGCGGATCGGACCAGGACACCAGGCAGGAGCTGTAGCGATTTTTGTATGAGCCACCCGCATAAGTAAACAGCCCATCGATAACGTTTGAGACGTTATAAACCCAGTCAACATCGTCCTGCGGGACGTCTGCCTGGACATAAATCTGATCGTTGCCCCAGAACGTTATTCCACGAAATACCGCGGCGAGATCGTTAAGTACCTGCCAGGCGTCCTCCTGGCTCTGAATGAAAACGTTGCAGGTGAAACGCGGTTCGGTGCCACCGGCCCCGTCGGAAACCATTTCGTCACAGTACTGGGCGATTGAATACAGCGCCCACTTATCCACCATGGACGCATCCACGCGCGTGCCCATGCCGTAAATTTCATCCAGAACCAGATCGTAAAATATCCAGGCGGGGTTATTGGACCAGGCCATTTTGAAACCGCCGGACCATGAGCCAGAATAGGTTCGGGTTATCGGATCGTAATTATCCGGAACCTTTATCAGCTTGCCCTTTATCTTACAGGTCACCTTCGGCGCGCTGCCGTTGAACTGGCTGCTGTCCACTTCGACATACAGTAGCGCGGTCAGAGGATAACGAAGCTTGCTGTCGATGACTTCCGCATACGAAAACACCTTGAAGGCGTTAACCAGTTTCGAATTTGATCCGCTGGCATCAGCCGTAATACGCCTGACCCTGACAGACCAGCCGGACGTGGATTTTGGCAGATCGATACGGTGGTCACGCTGATATTCCGTCGTGGTCTTTCCGTCAAACTTGCCGTTTACAACCGTTTTCCAGGCGCCGCCGTCCGTTGATAAATCGATCGCATACTCGGTAACCGTGCCCACCATATCGCCGTTATCTTTATAGAGATACTGGACCGGAAGGCTGAGCTTGATGCGGATGGCATCCAGGGAAAGGTTGGTAAACTGGCGTGTCCAGGGCGCGGTGGTGGTGACAGTTGTGCCCACCGCCAGCTCGTTATCGACCTGGGGCATCCCGGCAATATAGGTCTGGTCCTGTGTGCCCTTGCGGAACTCCCATTTCACGCCGCTGAAGTTGTATTCCCCGCTGTCGTTTGCCAGCGGCGTATCGTTGAGAAAAATGTTCTGTGCGGTCAGGTCGCCCTGTATTTCCCCCTCAGAAACGGCAATGAGCATTTTTAATTTTGCGACCGACAGCAGATCGTCAGGCTGCTCAACCGGAGTATGCGCGCTACCCCCGCCCCCTTTGGCACCCTGCAGGATGGTTTCTTGTTCAAGAAGCTGCATTTTTTCACCCATAAAAAAAGGTGCCGAAGCACCTTTAAGTTAATGGCCGCTGGCCTACTGCTGATCGCTCGAGTACATACCGGCGCTGACTATCGCTCCCCCTGCCTCGATCAGACCGTAAGCCAGGGGGACAGGATGCCCCATAGCGACGGTATTGACCGGCGCCCCGAAGGCATAGTTAGGCGTGTTATCCGTGCTGGAGGATTTACCCGCGCCGAAGGATGGCTGGGGCGTGAGCATCTGGACAACGCCGCCCAGCATCATTGATACCCCGACCCCGGTCAAAATTGACGTGGCGCTGATGGCTGTTGCACTCATCGCCGCCCCCCAGGCTGCCATACTCGCACCGGCGGTAAAGAATGCAGCGACCAGCGCGACGGCACCAACAACTATCTGAAGAACCCCAGAGTTTTTGGCCCCCTCATAAACGGGCACGATCCGGTAAACGCTTCCCCCGCGGGTCATATCGAACTCTTCCAGCCCGATATTGTTATCCCCGTTGAAAAAGGCGAAACGGATCCCCTTCATATGGGCTTCCGACATGTATTTTTTGAAGCCGGGAACCTGCGAACATACTGCCCTGAGCATTTCACGCAGATCGGCAACATCAAACTGAACGCGGGCCCCGAATTTTTTAGCCATCTTACCGTCGAGAATAAGCGTTTTAAGCATTCATGTTGTCCTTATGCCTGACCACCCGGACCGTTCTGTCGCGATAATATTTCCCATACGGCGTACGCGAAGAAAGGTGCCCGAACAAATGATGAAGAATGATGTTGTCACCCAGATATACAGCGGCGTGATTGGTCACCGATGCCTGCACACTCATCATGATGATGTCCCCGGGCTGCATAGCACCGGCGTCAATCTCAACGAACCCCTCACGCTCCCAGTTGTCATCGTAGAGCCGCTCTTTGCCGCTCTCCCACCATTCGTAAGGCACTGAATAGTTCCCGAGGCCAATACCATATTCACGCTGATAATATTCCCGGATCAGCGACCAGCAGTCCGCGTAACCCAGCAACCATTGCCGCCCGGCATAATCCCGGTCTTCACGCGGGGAAATCGTACAAAAATCACCGTCCGGCCAGGACATGATCCCCCACTCAATACCCGACCAGTCACACTGGATGCGGTCCAGCTCGGAGGGCACCAGCCGGACCACATCCGGATGGGAGTGAATGACCATAATGATTTCACCGAGCGCGCGGGCAGCAAGCTGGTCTTCCGGAGAGAGCGTGAATGTTTCCTCCGGTTTATCCGCGATGTTGCGACAGGGAATAAAGATTTGCTGCTGCCCTGACTGAACAATCAGGCCACAGGCTTCTTTGGGGTATTCACCAGCGACGTGCTGACGGATAGCATCCAGCAATTTTTCACGCATTATCATTTCCCCTGCAGGTTGGCGGCCGGAAAGCCCCCGAATGGCAGCGGCGCGTCCGGACCGTGACGATCCTGACAGTCCTGACGGCGACCGCCACATACATCCTTCGACGGATCATCGGTAGGCGTGCCATCCTTGGTAAAATATTTCGTACCGTTGTAGTCGCATCCGGTTCCGCTTCGGTACCAGCCCCGCATACACCAGGTGCAGACAGGCGTAATCTGCCGGGTAGGCAGCTGAAGGCTCTGAATATCGAAGGGAGAGCACAGCTCAAAATCAACCTGTACCCTCGTCTCTGCGGTTTTGGCATTGACGAAAAAGAGTTGTACGCGCTCATCGGCCGGGCTGGCCCCCGGATTGCCGTCTTTCCAGTTGGCGGCATCGAGGTACTTAGAGAGCGTTGTGTGGATTTTTACTTTCGCCCGGACCATGTCATCATACTCCAGGCATAGTGCCGTGACATAGTTCCCGACGTTCCCGACTGAGAGCGTGGGCGTCGGCTGGGACCCGGTGCTTGATAACTCCATACCCTTCAGTTCGTAAGGATGAGGATCGTACTGGTTGCCCTGCCAGATTATGGCGGGCAGGTTCTCAGCGGCGAAGGCTGCCCACCCCTCCTCCTGGATATTGTGCGCATGAAACCGCAGCACCTGATCCATACCGAATTCGGTGCCGTCGATCTCAATCAGCTGAATAACGCTGCCGGGCTCAAGCTGTTGGATGTCTGCCGTAAAACTCATACTCCCCCCATAAAAAAAGCCGCCCGGAGGCAGCTTTCAGTGTTTGTCGAGAAAATCAGGGCGCGAACGCCTGTTCAAAAGTGAAGGCCACAGTGGCTTTTTTCCCGGTAGGGAAAGAAACGCTGAACGAATCGGCCTTCATTCTGAACAGCTTTTTTTCACCCCATGGAGTGGTCCACCAGAACGATTTAGTAACGTGAGACATCAGGAAAGCTCGCAGCGCAGCCGCCTCCTGTCTGGTGCCCGTCCAGTCCAGGTTCCACGTTTCCTGTTTGTCGTTGATCCCCATCCCCGCTATCTGTTTGTAGCCATCCCCGAACTGGGCCTGCAGCGTTCGGGCTGTTTCAGTACCCTGCGCTGTTTTTCGCGTGCGCCAGGTAAACGTGTCCGTCACTGTGTCCTCCTCGAATAAAGCACGCCGCCTGCGGACATTTCTTTTTTCAGTCGCTCGGTGATTGTCTGCTGAACAATCGCCTGCAGCTGTTTCGCCGTCCCCGTGGCGTTCGCCTGATTTATGCTCCCGTCACTCCCCTGCTGGCTGATGTTCACAGGGGCATAAACACTGATCCCGCCGATGCCAGCACCGGCTGCGCTACCGCCGCCGACCAGACCACCCGAAGCATACCCGCGCATCAGGCGATAGAGATTAGCCACGCCGATGCGGCTGGTTGACTCTTTGGTGAAGACGAATTCCCCGCGGTGAACGATACCGGCTGGCTCGTACTTGCCGCCGTGCCCGGTAAAACCGCCCACGTCAAAACCCTGTGGCCGGTATGACGGGACCGCGAATGACTGCCCTGCAGAGGAGGTTTTCGCCCCTCCGCTCACCCAGCCCATTGCGCTCTGGATGGTGTAAGCCACCAGCAGCTGGTTGATAACGGACACTATCATTTTAAGGATGGAGCTGGTGAAGTCCCTGAAGCTCGCCTTCCCGGTTGTCGTCAGGCTGGTAAGCTGGCCCGCCAGCCCGCTGAACGTAGCCTGCGAAATCTGCTGAACAGAGCTGAAAACGTTTGTCGCTGAATCCTGATATTCGGCCCAGCCCTGTTTCGCACCGGCCAGCCAGTTTGCGCGCAGGGCATCTTCAGCCTCGAACGTCGCCCTTTGCTCTTCGAGAACCTTTTGCTGCGCCTGAGGGTTGTACGAATAGCTTTCGCTGAGACGCTGCAGCGTAGTTTGTCGCCCGGCTTCCCGGGTGGATACCCCCTCAGACTGAGCCTGTAGGCCCGCCCTGGCGGCTTTTTGCTGCTGCTCAAACTTCACGGCCTGATCGGCCAGCTGGTTGAGCTTTTGCTGGCTGGCAACCTTATCGCCCAGATCGGCCAGCTGCCGCTTGTACTCGAGCGTTTCTTCCTTGTGCGCCAGCAGGGATTTTTCCTGCGCCGTAAGCTGACGACGCCCCGCGGCCTCCTGCAGAACGGTGAACTGATTTTCAGCCTGCCAGAGATCCTGACGCTGTTTGCTTATGACGTCGTTCACGCTGGTATGCTGCTCAAGCGTTTTAAGCTGGGCCTGCAGGGTGAGAAGTTCGGTCTGCGCCTTTTCCTCGGCTTTATCCCCGGCGGGCGTTGAGTAGCTTTTGCCTTTCGGCGTTTTTGGATCCTTCCACTGCTTTTCAATCCCGGCGCGGGCAGCGGCAATGTCCTTTTCAGTCCACAGCGTGGCGACACCGTCTTTCGCATCCTGGCGGTTTTTCTCAATAAGCTGACTGAGCTTTTTCTCTGCTGAAGCCCGCTTTTCTGCCGCCGTCGCGCCGGACTCCACCAGCTGATTAAACTGCTGCTGGTTGCGGATTGCGTGAGCCTGCTGGTCCGTCCGCATTTTTTCCCGCGCGGCTGCCAGCCCTTCCTGGGCATATTGCTGATCGGCAAGATCGTAAGCCTGCTTTTTCAGCTCCACCTGCTGGCGCGCGTTTCTCAGCCTTTCCGCATCCGCTTTCTGCAGAACGTTGTTACCGGCATAATCCGGGTCGACTTTAAGATTGCTGGACAGCGCGCGGTACTCTTTCTCTGCTGCCTGCCATTCAGCAAAAGAGTCCTGGCGCTTCATCGCGGAGTCAGGATTACGCCCTATGCCAAGCATCGCATCCCATGCGCCGGAGGCGGCATTCTTCACCCAGTTCCAGGCTTTTTCGAGGGAGCCAAGATAATCCTCGACCGCCCCGGCGCGCTGAATGACCGCGTCGGAATATGCCCGCATGGCCAGCTCGGCAGCTTTCTGTGAATCCCCCAGCGCCTGAGCAGAGGCAATCTGTTCATACTGGGTGGCCGTCAGAAAATGAAGGGAATCGTTGAGCGTCGCGACCGCGTTAACCGGATCATCCTTCAGGCGTTTAAACTGATTAATGGTTTCGTCAACGGCCTGCCCGGTAGCCTGCTGTAGCCTGGCGGCAACGTTGCTGACCATGCTGACGTCATTACCGCTGAACGCGCCGCTTCCAACGACCTGCGCCAGCACGCCTGCAGCGGCATGCTGCGTGATGCCATTACCGGCCAGCGAGCGCGCCAGCGCCTGAAGCTGCCCTGACGTTTTCCCCGCGTAGTTCCCGGTCAGGATCAACTGCCTGTTAAATTCCTCAGACTCTTTGCTGCCGTCATACCAGGCCTTTCCCAGCCCGAATACCGCCGCGGCAATACCGCCAACCATGCCGGCGATCCCAAGCCCGCGCAGCGACAGAAGCTGGTCTATCCACCCTGCCCGGTTAGCCAGCGTGATCCCGGATCCGCGCAGCGCGCCAAAGTTACCGCGCATGACCTCGCCGATCAGTATCCCCAGTTCCTGCCGTGCGGCAGCACTTTGCAGCCCCAGACCGTGCGTGGCCACTTTGGCAGCTTCTAGCTTGCGGATATAGACTTCAGCCGCATCACTGGCACCGACCTGCGCCGCCTTCATGCGCAGCAGCTCGGTACCGGAGAGCTTTTGCTCTGCAACCTGTTGCTTCAGCTGGCTGAGGAATCGCGTGCGCGCTGCGGCCGATTTTTCCTCCACGATCTGCAGTTCTTTTTGCCGGGCCGTGGTGCGGGAAATAAGGGCGAGATAATCCTGCTGGGTGATATTGCCCTGTGCCCTCGCTGCGCGAAAGCGCGCCTGCACGTTCGCAAGCGACTGTGTCTCACCATTGAGCTGGCGAACGCCGTCAATCTGGCGGAAAAATGATGCCGCCAGTTCATCCTGTCGACGGGCAAGCGCTGCGGCCTGCCCGTCATTCTCACGCATGCGCTGATTAAGCTCGGTCACGCGGCGGTGAGTTTCATCAACGGACTTTGAAACGTTCTGCCAGTCTTTGGTCAGCCCTTCCGTTGCGGCCGACTGGCGGGATTTCATATCTGCGGCAGCCGCCGCGCCAGCGTCGCCCACAGTTTTAAACGCAGCCGCCTGCCGCTCGGAAGCGCGCTGCATTCGCGTCTGGACTTTTTCAGAGTCCTCTGCCATCCCGGTGAGCTGGCCCTTGATGCGGGCAACCTGCTCACTAAACGTGGCGCTGTCGACGTCAAGGTTGATGACCAGATCGCTAATCTGCTGGGCCATATCGGATACCTCCTGTTATCCCCTCAGCTGCGGTCATCAGCGTCTCGTCGTTCGGCTCATCATCGCTGACAACGACACCCGAAGGAGAAAGCAGGCTGAAATGTGCGGGGGTAAGTTCCGGGTCGCGGAAGAAAAGAGTGGAGATGGAATAAAGCAGCTCTGAGAAATGCGCATCGAGCTGCGCGTCCTGAAAATAATGCTCCCGGTAGAACTGGTGCCAGTCGCCCAGCTCACTGGAAGTCATTCCAGCCAGCATGGCGCGCCAGTCGGGTCGCCCGAACTCGCGCGCCAGATTCAGGACAAACTTCAGCTCGCTGGCAAGGGCTTTTCCGCCGTAACGGGTTCAGCGCTTTCGGCCTCCGCTAAGGCATCCGGATCGGCAACGTTGTCATCCTCAAGCCGGTTGAAACCTTTATCGGTAACTTTAAAGCGTAATTTCTCTGCATTAAATCCCCGGCGCCGCGGGGATTTATTGAAGCGTAATTCCCTTTATTAATCGCCAATGGCGAGGGATTCGTACAACCAAAAACTGGCGCAGGTGCAGCTGCCAAATATGGAGAAGAAAATACGATGAGTTATATCCAGACACTTTCAGGTAAGAAATTCGATTACCTCAATTCAACCACTGACGACATAGAGATCGAGGATATTGCGACAGCACTTTCCCACATCTGCCGCTTCAGTGGTCATCTGCCGGAATTTTACAGCGTGGCCCAGCACTCGGTACTGTGCAGCCAAATTGTGCCGCCAGAGTTTGCCTTTGAAGCCCTGATGCATGACGCAGCTGAAGCCTATTGCCAGGATATCCCTGCCCCCCTGAAAGCATTGCTTCCAGATTACCGTCGCATTGAAGAGCGGGTAGAACAGGTGATCCGGGCCAAATTCAGCATTACCTCTGATATGGCAGCGGTAGTGAAATATGCCGATCTGGTGATGCTTGCCACTGAACGCCGCGATCTGGATATCGACGACGGTTCACTCTGGCCTTGCCTCGAAGGTATTCCGGCCAGCGACATTATCCAGATCGTTCCTCTTCGCCCAGGCCAGGCATATGGCTTGTTCATTAACCGTTTCAATGAGCTTACGGAATTACGCGCATGCCTCGCATGAAGATAAAAGAACTGGTAGCCGCAGCCCATGCTGCGGCCGGGAAATTGCCACCAGCAGAAGCCTACCTGATGCGTGAGGTAGCCACTCGCTTGGACGTTACATTTGCCGCCTTGACGGAATCGATGGACCAGCGAATGAGCCTTGACGCCGAAATTAACCATCTTCGTCAGGAGTCCGTCCAATGACCCCAAACAGATATGCGACTCTGCGCGGCACAATCGCCAGAGCCAAACGCCACGACTGTCAGAAAGTCGTGATGCGTGTGACGTTAGCTGAAGAACTTCTAGATCAGCTGACAAAAGCAGAACAGCGGATCGCGGAGCTGGAAGCAGTATTGGCATGTCATAGATGCGGAACAATTTGCACTCGTCCTGACGGGTCTCATTATTGCCACATCAGCGACAACGCCGCACGAGCGACAGTAACCTCCCAGTGAATCAAAAGCCTAGAATCAACAATGGAGAAAGCAATTGAACGACTTAATGATTGACCTCGAATCAATGGGGAAAAAGCCTAACGCGCCGATCGTCTCAATTGGTGCCGTCTTTTTTAACCCTCAAACAGGTGAACTTGGCCAAGAATTCTACACAGCCGTCTCGCTTGAAAGCGCAATGGCTCAAGGCGCGGTACCGGATGGAGATACAATTCTTTGGTGGCTAAAACAAAGCCCGGAAGCACGCTCAGCTATTTGTGTTGATGACGCGATGCATATCACTGATGCACTGTCGGAACTTAGCCATTTCATTCACCGGCATGCATATAACCTCAAATACATGAAGGTCTGGGGCAACGGGGCCACCTTTGACAATGTGATTCTGCGCGGAGCTTACGAACGCGCCGATCGCATTTGCCCGTGGGAATTTTGGAACGATCATGATGTACGCACGATTGTCACCCTCGGTCGCAGTGTTGGTTTCGATCCGAAGCGTGACATGCCTTTCATTGGCGATGTGCATAATGCCCTGGCTGATGCGCGCCATCAGGCAAAATACGTGTCAGCAATTTGGCAGAAACTTATCCCTGCCACCAGCACCAACGAGTAACCCACTCAGCCCGGGTGCAGCCGGGCTTTATGGAGAAGGAAACCATGGCAAAGCTAATGAAAGCGAGTCAATGGGGACGCCGAGAGTTCACCGATGACTCTGTTCCTGATAACCGAACGATTAAACGTTGGGTCGAGAACGGTTTACTCATGGGGCGTATCGTAGACGGATCTGTTTTTGTCTGCGAAACAGAAAAATGGGGCGTCGACTCAATGGTTAGTCAAGCAGTTCGCCAGTTGATTAATGAGGGCTAACCATGGCGGCAAGGCCAAGAAAAAAAGAATACCGACACCTGCCAGATTATTTATTTTTTGATAAAGATCGCGGTGTTTATAAATTCACGCTTGTTACTGGAAAAAAGAAGAATATTGGTAAGGATCGGGCCATGGCTATAGCCATTGCCCGTGAGTACAACCTTAGAATGAGACCTGAAGTTTCCCCATCCGTTGATAACCTAATTAGAGAATCCGGCGGGGTTACTGGAGAAGCCAAACCGTTTGCAGATCATGTGGATCACATCATGGCTCGGGCTGCTGAAGACGAACGCCCTTCTCAGAGTACGTTAGATGATTGGAACAATGACGCACTACGCGTGAAAGAGTTTTTCATTAACATACCTGCTTGCGATATCGAGCTGGAGCACGTTAACGCCTACATCAACAAATACCATGCTGGCGCGTCCGCCAACGTGCAAAACAGAAAAGTAAGCTTTCTCAAAAAGCTTTTTTCGTATGCGGTCGATGAATCCCTGATGCTCGACAATCCAGCAACTAGGAAGAAAATGCGCAGGACTGAAGAGAAGAAAAGGCAACGACTGTCGCTAGAGCATTTCATTGCTATACGTCGTGCTGCTGCACCGTGGTTAAGAACTGCGATGGATTTGGCCTTACAGACGACACATGCACGCCTGGAAGTGTCTAGGATTCGGTATTCAATTCGTGAACCAAAGAACGGTATTTGTGGTTGTGTATGGCTCGAACAGCCAGAAGATGGCATATATGGAACGCTTTACATCCATCGTCAAAAGGTACAAAAGAAGGAAGCATCGCACGTTGCGATTCCAATAGGGGATGAGCTAAAGCGCATAATTGATGAAAGTAGGGATAACGTAGCCAGTCCGTTTGTTGTTCACAGGATACCGGATCGACAGGTTAAACGCAGTAAAGAGGTCTCACACCCAACTCAAGTTGCGCCTGACTATCTTAGTCGCTCGTTCTCCTCTGTACGCGATGAGCTTGGACTTTGTGATCATCTTGCGATGGACGAACGCCCTACTTTTCACGAGATCAGAGCCCTTGCTGCGCATTTGTTTAATAGCCAAGGAATCGACCCTCAAGGCAGGATGGCCCACAGTGATGCAAAATCAACGAAGATTTATACCAGCAACCACATTGACTGGGTGATAGTTCCTCATGGGGAGATAAAAACAGGTTGAAAACATTAGTTTTTTCAGGTTTGCCAAACAGAAGACTCTTTCTAACACCTTGATAAATTCAATGACAGGAACTATTACTGTAGTAGGAATTAGTTGATGAGACATGACAAATGAAGCGTAACCCATTGTTTTATTTGAAAACATGTTTTCTCGTTAACTAAAGAATTTAATAGAATTCTATTGTCAAGGTGACATCACTCTTGTTAGTATGCAGTCATCAAGTGATTTCACAACAAAATGATCTATCCCACACAGTAGGTACAACAAGGAGAGGCTTATATGAAAAACTTCGAAATCGGTTACGGTGAAGGCTAAGTCTTAATAAGCATTGAACTAAACTCCTCATTTTGAGGAGTTTTTTTTCATCCAGCAGAAGGGTTTTCGGAATGTACCGATGGATAAAAAGTAAAACAAGAATATTTCTGGGTGTGCTCGTTGGCATACTTCTAAGTCTGATTGTTACCCGATTTTTATTAATTTTCAATGCAGTAGAAACTGCAAAGTGGTTCTATACCGCTTTTGATGCGGGGCTAATGACGACCTTCGCGACATTCTTTTCATTGTATGGTGTCTATAAAATAAGCAACAAATTTCCAGACACTAATGCTCTCCTACCACTTTTTGGGATCATTATCTGGAGCTTAATACTGCTCGCCTACTATGTGCTCCGTTACAATGATGCCTACCAAACTGCGTTATCAATAATTGTGGCAGGATCGATTGCCGGTATGGGATGGTGGATCCAGTTCATTACTTCTGCAGCAAGTGATAGACGGAAACACACACTGAATGTAGTTTTGAGTACCCGCACTTGTACCGAGTATCAGACACATCTGCGCAATTTTACCCATCTTTGGCGGGGCAATCGTCATGCACCAAAAGAGCTTTGCCTTTGGAGAGATGATCCTGATAACCCTAAGTTCAAAGATGCAAAGGTCCCGGATGAGGTAGTTAATGCTATCAATGGCCTTCTCTACATTCTGAACTTTTACGAATTTTTAGCTCAGGGTATTAAAGCTAATGATTTGGATGACAAGCTCTTAAGAGAATGTTTTTGTGGCTTTTTAGAAGGTTTGGAGAGAAAAGCTTATTTCATACTTTCTGAAGCTCAAAAGAGAGACGAGAGATATTTTGAAGGGATTATTTTCCTTTGTAAGCGCTGGAACAATGAGAAGTCATTAGTTGAAAAGCATCGGCACTCAGCCCCACCGGCAGATATAGGGACTTGCTATCCTTCACAAGATGAAGTGATGAAGATGCTTGGAATGCAGGTAAAACCTGAATCGAAACCTAAAAGAAGAAGAAAAAGACGTGGAGCGGTATCAGCGTTGCCTCCAGCGGCGAATGTATCAGAACTAAATCCTGACTCAAGTGTAGTATCGGGCACTTAA